GTTGCCACACTAACAGGCACTCAGACTTTGACCAACAAGTCGATGTCGGGTTCTGCAAATACATTCACAAATATCCCGAACAATGCGCTAACCAATAGCTCGATTACACTTGGTTCGACAACTGTTTCGCTCGGTGGCACTGCTACAAGCGTTACAAATTTGCAGCTAATTACACCGAACATTGCTTCGATCGTAAACACTGGCACATTGACGTTGCCGACTTCCACCGACACGCTGGTGGGTCGTGCTACGACCGACACATTCACGAATAAGTCAATTAGCGGTTCAACCAACACACTCACAGATATACCGAACAATGCGCTGACAAACTCGTCTTTGACGATTGGCTCTACAGCTATTAGCCTTGGCGCAACAAGCTCCACATTGGCTGGTTTGACTTCGGTTACTGTAACACAAGACCCTTTGTTGGCTTTACAGTTAGCGACCAAGCAGTATGTAGACAACCTTGTGGCTTCTGGAATTCACTACCACACACCAGTGCGAGTTGAATCACCTACCAATTTGAACGCAACTTACAATCAACCAGGAGGAGCTGGGGTTGGTGTTGGCGCTACTCTGACCAATGCAGGTGCGCAGGTCGCTTTGGCAATTGATGGTGTTACCCTTTCCGTAAATGATCGTGTTCTGGTTTACACGCAAACAAACGCTACTCAAAATGGCGTTTACGTTGTGACTAACGTAGGTTCTGGTTCAACAAACTGGATCTTGACTCGTTCTTCTGACACTGATACATACGGACTTACTGGTTCAAACACATTAGGTGAAGGCTCTACCTTTTTCGTTCAGCAAGGTGTAACTGGTGCTGGCGAAACCTACACCTGCAACACCGTTGGTGTTATTGTTTTTGGCACAACTAACATTACCTTCGTTCAGATTAGCGCTACACAAATTTACAGCGCAGGAACTGGTCTTACACTGAGTGGCACAACTTTTAGCATCACAAACACTGGTGTTGCGAATGGTTCGTATGGAACTGCATCTTCTGTCCCGACGATTGCAATAAATTCACAAGGTCAGATTACAAGCGCCAGCAATACTGCGATCGCTATAAGTGGTAGCCAGATTACCTCTGGCACTGTTGGCTCTGCTTACATTTCAGGTTCTTACACAGGCATTACAGGAGTCGGCACGCTAACTGCGGGAACTTGGGAAGCAACGGCAATCGGTGCTGCATACGGAGGCACAGGCTTAACGAGCTACACCGCTGGCGACATGATTTATGCAACAGGTTCGTCGACTTTAGCGAAATTAGCGATCGGCACTTCAAATCGGATCATGACTTCGACTGGTTCCGCACCCCAGTGGGTGGATGGCTCGACTGTTACAGTCGGCACTGCGACCAACGCTAACAATGTGGCTATCACCACTGGTGCTGCAACGACAAACTATTTAGCGTTTGTAACAGCAACTTCGGGCAATAATCCTGTGCTCACAAATACAAATTTCACTTATAATTCTTCCACCAATGCGATAACTGGTGGGATCACTGGAGGAACATTCTAATGTCACAGGCAGGATACACCCCGATACAGCTGTATTACAGCACAACAGCTAGTGCTGTTCCTGTAAACACCAACCTAGCGAGTGGTGAGCTGGCGATTAACATCAACGACGGAAAACTTTACTATAAAGATTCTGGCGGTGTTGTTCGTTTGCTTGCTAGCAATGCAACTTCTGCACCTGTCCTTTCGTTCCAAACTTCGCTCGGTGGTTTAACTCCTAGCATTGCTACGACTGGTGTTGTAACACTGGCTGGCACGTTGAATACGACTTCTGGCGGTACTGGTCTTACTTCTTACACTGCTGGTGACTTGCCTTACTACGTTTCTGGCACTGCACTGAGCAAGCTCGGTATCGGCACAGCTGGTCAGATCCTTACTTCGACAGGCTCAGCACCTCAGTGGAGCACCTTGAGCGGTGTTGCAGTTACCACGATTTCTTTCGGCACGACTGGCTTAACTCCTAACTCGGCAACTTCTGGCGCTGTTACTGTTGCTGGCACGCTTGTTGTTGGCAATGGTGGTACTGGGCTGACTTCGCTAACTGTCGGTCGTATTCCTTTCGGTGCTGGATCGAGCGCTTTCGGTAACTCGGCGAACTTGTTCTTCGACAGCACGAATACAAGGCTCGGAGTCGGCACTGCAACTCCTGCAGTAACTGCTTCGTTGGTGGGTGTTGACGCAATGCTGGTTCCTAAAGGTTTAACAGCCGATCGACCAACAGGTGTTGCTGGTTATTTCCGTTTCAACACAACGAGCAATGAGTTTGAAGGCTACAACGGAACTGCTTGGTCGAGTGTGGGTGGTGCTGCAATTAGCAATGACACCACAACTGCTTCAAATATTTACCCACTGTCCGCTGCAGCTACGTCAGGTTCAGCTTCAACGCTTTATACTTCAAATGCTAAGTTTTTGTATAAGCCCAGCACAGGCGAGTTACAAGCCAGCGAGTTAGTAGCGAGCAACGGAATTATCGTTAATAGCCAGACAGTGAGTGCAAGTTACACAGTTGCTGCTGGAACTAACGCAATGTCTACAGGTCCAGTGACTGTAGCGAGCGGTCAATCTGTTACAGTCGACAGCGGTAGTCGCTGGGTCGTTTTATAAAGGATAAATTATGAGCATTGTATTGTTAGGTTCAACTTCAGGGAGTTGCACACTGCAAGAGCAAGCGGTGGCGGGAACTACTGTTTTAACTTTGCCGACCACAAGCGGAACTGTTTTGACGACCGCTTCTTCTGTAACTGCAGCGCAATTACCAGCAGGGTCAATTTTGCAAGTTGTTCAGGCAACAAAAACAGATACTTGGGTGAGTAATTCTTTGGGCAGCCAATGGAACGACATTCCAGGTCAGGGTGGCTCAGGCACTTTTCAAGTTCAAATTACACCGTCAAGCGCTTCTAGTCGCATTCTTATCGTATCTCACGTGCCAATGAGTTCTACGGATGGACAAGTTGCTCGTTCACAGTTACAGCGTAATGGAACGCCAATATTCTTTGGCGATGCCGCTGGGAGCAGACCGCTTGGCTTGCAGCAAATTTACTGGGCTCCAGCTGCTTGGAGTGGGCAAAGTTCTATTTGTGTAATAAATATTGGTGGAACTTTTGTGGATTCTCCAGCAACAACCTCAACCCTTACATACAAAATTGTTGTTGGTTCTGATAACACAAGCGGTAGTGGATTAGCTCGTATAAATACAACAGTTAGAGATGGAAATACTGCTGGCTATGACACTCGAACTGCTGCATCAATTATTGCTATGGAGATTAAAGGATGATTGACTATACAAAAATTTTAGAGATGTTTTACTCGACATCTCAATGGTCTGTGAATGGCGACTCTTATGATGGCATTGTTTGGCTAAGTAGCGATCCAAAACCAACTCAAGCTGAAATGGATGCTCAATGGCCATTGTGCGAAGAAAATATTGCAAAGTCTGATTGCAAACTTCAGGCATCTCAATTGTTATATGCGACAGATTGGACTACGATTCCTGATGTTGCAAACCCAGAAAATAATCCTTATTTAACGAATCAGGCAGAATTTATCGTGTGGCGAAATCAAATCCGTGCATTGGCTGTAAACCCAGTTGTCGATCCTGTGTTCCCAACTAAACCAACTGAACAATGGAGTGAATAATGCCTTCAATTATTAACGCAACAACCACCAATGGAGTCGTTGCCTCAGGCGACAACTCAGGTGCATTGCAGCTAGCCACGAATAACGGCACGACTGCGGTAACGATTGATACATCACAGAATGTGGGTATCGGGGCTACTAGCCCTAGTGTAAAACTACAAGCTACCGCTGGCTCATCTGGTTCAGGCGTTGTAAACACTCTTAGGTTGCAGAATGTTGGAACAACCTTTGGTGACGGTGCAAAAATATTGTTTACTGCTGGAGCGTCCACAGATGGTGCTGGTATTGCTTCTACTGGTGTTGCTTTAAATTCTGCGGATTTGCGATTTTATACTGGCGGTAACACGGAGCAGATGCGTATTGACTCTAGCGGTAGTATGTTTGTTGGCGGAACTACGCAAAATACTGCGACCAAACCAGTATATTCAAGCACTACAACTAAAGCATGGGTAAATTTTAATGCACAGACTAACACAATAAGAAATTCTTTTAATGTAAGTTCTGTTACAAATAATGGCTCTGGAAATATGCAAGTTAATTTTACAAACGCATTTGCCAACGCAAATTATGTTCCTATTGCATGGGGTTCAAATGATGGCGCAACTCGTTGTATTCCGCAATTTGATGGAACCAATAGTTCAACTGCTGGTGAAATAACAACAGGTTATCTTCGTTATTACAATGGCAGTTTTGGTGGCGCAACATTTACCACCCAATTTCAATGGTTAGTGTGTTTTAGCGCATAATTTTTAAAGGACTCAAAATGGCACAAGTTATTATCTTTCAAAATGAACAAGGCGGTGTGTCGGTTTGTACTCCTACTGGGGAAATGCCGATTGAACAAGTACAAGCCAAAGATACACCCGCTGGCTCAATTATTGTCGATAACGATTCTTTACCTTACGAACACATTAACTTTTTTGATGCGTGGGAACTTAACGGCACAACCGTAACAGTCAGCTTAGACAAAGCAAAAGCAATTACTAAAGATCGTTTGCGCATAGAGCGTGCGCCGTTACTACAAGCACAGGACGTAGCATTTCAACGTGCTTTAGAAGAAAATGCAGACACCACCGCAATCGTAGCCGAGAAACAAAGGCTGCGTGACATTACCCAACTAGCTGACCAAGCCACAACGCTTGATGAGTTGAAAGCTATCACACCATTACCAGCGGAGAATGCATAATGCCTATCACGATTAACGGAACAACAGGGCTAATCACCGCTGGAGCAACAAGCTCTGGTGGTAGTGGGGTCGCCTCGAACACTGCGTTGGGCGGTGGCGCTCTGCAAGGGAACACTAGCGGACAATATAATGTTGCTATGGGTAACAATGCCTTAAATGCCATCACCACTGCATCTAGCAATACAGCAGTGGGTTATTACGCTGGTTATCTAAATACTACAGCTGGTGGTCAAACATTTGTTGGATACCAAGCTGGGTTTAATTCAACCGCATCAAATAATACTGCTATTGGCTCTTCTGCTGGTACAAGCATAACAACAGGAACTGGTAATACTTGCGTCGGCTCACAAGCTGGTCAAAATATGACTACGGGGGTGCAAAATACCTTTATTGGTGGCGCATGGAATACTAATGGCGCTGGATATTATGTAACTACGGGCTCTAAAAACACAATAATTGGTGGCTATGACGGCAACCAGAGTGGCTTAGACATCCGCACAGCAAGTAACAACATTGTGTTATCGGATGGCGATGGTAATCCACGGATTCAGGTTGATAGCAGTGGTAATGTAAATATGCCTACTACCCTTATTTCCAGTCAGGCTGGCGTTTACACAACCAACAATGTTTTTAGTATTGGAGCAGGTGCCAATGTAAGAGTTCAAGTAAACATTGGTAACTACGGATTCATCAAATTCAGACTTTATGGTTTACGCACCAACGGAGGTAATTCTGTTGTTTGGTGGGAAGGTGTTTTGAACAACAACAACAGTCAGTCTTTCACGAACACCATAACACAGCAAACTTCTGGTGGAAATATTAGTTTTTCGCTTTCTTCGCCTTCTGCTGGTGTTTGGAACTTTGACTTTAACAACGCTGGTTCAGGCGGAACAGGGTGGTACGACAAACAAGATTATGGTAGTGGCTCTGTTACTGTTACCACTTATTAATAGGAAAAACAATGACAACTTATACATGGTCAATCAACTCAATGTACACAGTCCAACAACCTGACCCCGATTATGTGGTTCGTGTTTTTTGGACGTTGACTGGTGTTGACGAACAAATTTCAGTTTCTCAATCAGGTAGTTTAGATTTTTTACAAAACCAAGAGCAGTCTGGCTTTGTACCTTATAGCGAATTAACCGAAACGATGGTAATTGGTTGGGTTGAAACTGCATTAGGAGAAAATTCTATTTCTAACTACGAGAACAGCATTCAGGAGCAGATTGATTTTCTGAACAATCCCACTTCTGTTCCTGAATACACACCACTGCCTTGGGCAGCACAATAGTTTTTAACAACGGAGAAAAGTAATGGAAAAAATCACTTTGAGCACGAACTTAGTCAACGCAATCATTGGCTACCTTGGCACTCGCCCATACCAAGAGGTATTCCAATTGGTAGAAGCGATGCAAAAAGAAGCGAAAGAGCAAACCCCACAACAAGATCTAGCAACGGAGTAAAGATGGATTCGCAATCAGTGTTTAATATCGTAGTTGGTATTTCTGCTTTTTTGGGTGGCTGGGTGCTTAACAACATCACAAAAGCCATCGAAAGATTAGACACTGATGTGCGAAACATGCCGTTGAACTATGTCACGAAAGAAGACTACCATCGAGACATTGACGAAATTAAGTCGATCTGTAAGCAAATCTTTGACAAACTCGACAACAAGGCTGACAAATGAATGTTCAAGATGTTTTGAAAGCAGTCTTACCAATCCTCGTAGCCTGTATTGCTTGGTTGCTTGGGCAAGTGTCGGACTTCTCTACAAGGTTAACAAAAATCGAAGGGCAGATGCCAGCGCTGATTACCAAAGAAAATGTACCAACTGACTCTCCCATTTCAGCTGAAAAGCGCCACGCAATGAAAGAAGAAATTTACAGAGACATTCACCAATTACAAGTTAAAGTCCAGTTGCTTGAAGAACGAGAAAAGGGGAAGAAATAATGTTTACACTTTTAACTACTGTTGTTTCTTTTCTTGCTGGCGGTCTTCCAAGCATTCTTAAATTCTTCCAAGACAAATCCGACAAAAGCCACGAGCTGCAAATGGCTCAGGTGCAAATGGAGCGAGAGCTCAAAATGGCTGAAGCTGGTTACCTAGCGCAAGCCCACGTTGAAGAAATCAAGACTGACCAAATTGCAATCCAAGCAGCAGCTCAAGAACGAGTTGCTCTTTACGCACACGACATCGAAATTGGTAAAGGCGCTAGCCAATGGGTCGTGAATGCTCGTGCGATGGTTCGTCCTGTAATTACCTATGGACTTTTCTTCCTGTTGGTCTTTGTCGACATGTTCGGTTTTTACTATGCAATTTCCACAGGTGTTGAATTTGTTACTGCAATGGACCAACTTTGGGACGACGACACTCAAACCATTTGGGCTTCTGTTGTATCATTTTGGTTTGGAACACAGGCTTTTAGCAAGAAATGAATGTTAGTGCAAAAGGACTCGAAATGCTAAAACATCACGAAGGAGTTCGTCAGAAACCCTATCGTGATGTTGTCGGTCTTTGGACTGTTGGTGTTGGACACCTTATGTATCCTGAGCAAGCAGCACTACCAAACAAAAAGAACGCAAAGCCTGAATACACAGGTCAGTGCCGAGAGGATTTTGCGATCAAATTTGAAGACTTCAGGATCTTTCCCATGGAGGAAGTAGATGGAATTCTTAAACACGATATTGCTCGTTTTGAATCTGGAGTGGAACGACTATGTCCTGTCCAACTTACCCAAGGTGAATTCGACGCTCTCTGCAGCTTTGCTTTTAATGTTGGTTTGGGAGCATTACAGCGCAGCACACTCCGTCAGAAGGTTAATCGGAACGACAAAGAAGGTGCTGCGGAAGAGTTTGCAAAATACACTAAGGCAGGTGGAAAGGTCTATCAAGGTCTAGTAAACCGCAGAAAAGACGAACGTGCTTTGTTTTTATCATAGGACGAAGTATAATGAACGCTAAAAAAGAGGCTCAAAAATGACGATTGCAGCAGTGATGACTTACGACTCGCTGACTGAAAACATTCAGTCTTACCTTGAGCGCTCTGATACGGCAACTCTTGACAAGATCCCTTTGTTCATTATGTTGGCGGAGCAGGTCATTGCCAGCGAAATAAAGTTCCTCGGAAACCTGACTGTGAACACCAGCGCAATGGTTGCTAATCAGTTCACAATCGACAAGCCAGCAAGGTGGCACAAAACTGTTTCGATGAACGTCACTGTTGGCGGTGTGCGTCAGCCCATACTGCTCCGCAAGTACGAATACCTGCGTGAGTATTGGCCAAACCAAACTTTAACAGACACCCCACTTTACTACGCTGACTACGACTACACTCACTGGTTGGTTGCACCAACACCCGATCAGGCTTACTCTTTCGAAGTTCTTTACTACGAGCGTGTGCAGCCACTCGACAGCACGAACCAAACAAACTGGTTCACGATTTACGCACCGCAAGCATTACTGTATGGCTCGCTGCTACAAGCGATGCCCTTCCTCAAAAACGACGAGCGGACTCCAATGTGGCAAGCGCAATACTCTGCGATCATGCAGACGTTGAAAGCTGAAGACATTTCCCGCATTGCTGACCGTCAAGCTATTGTGCTCGATACATGACCCTTTCATACGTCTCCCCTTTCACTGGCGATGTCATTCAACCGACAGACGTCAGTTTTGCTGCGTATACGATCAATGCTGCTTTCCAACTAGAGTGGCCATCTGGTGCTGCACCTGCAGAAAATCCTGCAGCAAGGATTATGGACATCACTGCGAGTGCAGCTGGTTACAGCCTTATCATGCCTCCAGCGAACCAAGTTTCGGTTGGTCAAGACGCACTGATCCGTAACCTTAGCGCCAATACTTTTACTGTTAAGGATTACGCTGGTGGAACAATCTGCACCGTCACTGGTGGACAAGCGCAATACATTTACATAACAGGTAACGCTACCACAGCTGGTAATTGGGGGATAATCGCTTTCGGTGCTGGTACTTCCTCGGCTGACGCTTCGGTGTTGGCTGGTTTCGGATTGATGGCGATTTCCAGTACACTTAACCAAAGTCACCCTACAGCTACAATCAGCAGTCCTTACACTTTTCTCGCTGCTGACCGAGCACAAACGAAAGTCTGGACAGGTGGTGTTGGCACAGGTACATTGCCATTAGCTGCAACGCTGGCCAACAATTGGTTTACGCTAATTAAGAACAACGGCACTGGCACGTTTACAATTTCGACTACAGGTGCACAACTAATTGATGGACAAGTCACCAAACAGTTCAATCCTAACGAGTCAGCGTTTATAATCTGCACTGGCACAGGATATCTAACTGTCGGATACGGAGTTAGCACGGATTACGCTTTCACAGTGTTGACGAAGCCTGTGACTGGCGGTGCTTATTCGCTAACTTCGAACGAAGCTAGAAACCTTATTCAAGAATACGTTGGCACGTTGGTTAGCAACGTAACAGTGACTTATCCACCTGTTGTAAACTTGTATGTGGTTTCTAACCAAACAATCGACAATGGATTTACGCTGACGCTAACTACAGGGATCGTTGGTTCAGCAGTAGCGACAATCCCTCCAGGACAGCAAGCCACGCTGATTTGCGACGGCACAAACTTCTTGAACGCTAACACCGTGCAAGCTGGTGCGACTTCTTTGAACCTTATCAACGGCACAGTCACCACCCCTGCGATTAACTTTGCAGCGGAAACAAACACTGGTATTTGGAGAGCTGGCGCTGGCGAGTTCGACGTTGCTATTTTGGGTGTTAATCGTTTCTCGTTAACTGCGCTTGGGCTGGCTATAACAGGCACTGGTAATTTCACAGGTGGAATTTCAGGAGGCACATTTACATGAGTCGTAAAGTATTTGCCTTAGACACTCTTCCTGGAATCCAGCGAGACGGAACTGTTTTCGATCGTAACTATTACGTCGATGGTCGTTGGGTTCGATTCCAACGTGGTCGTCCTCGTAAGATGGGTGGCTATAGAGAAATTGTAAACAATTTGGCTGGTCCATCGAGAGGCATTTACGTAAACCCACAAAACAATTTCAACAATGTTTACAGTGGTTACAATAACGGATTGCAGTTGGTGCCGATCGACAACAATGGTGTCGGTTCAGGTGTAACAGATATAACCTTAACAGGGTTTACACCTAACACAAACAATTTGTGGCAGTTTGACACTTACACAGACACAAACGGCACTGGCAATCAAATTCTGCTCACTCATCCTGGACAGAACTTAACTGACATAAACAATTCGGTAGAAACTCCCGTGCTCGGAAATGTAATCGGAACGACCACTGCTAGCCCAATCGGTGTGTTTACGATTGCTGCAACGCTAAACTCTACGACCACTGTAACAGTTGCTTCGACGACGCAAATTGGCGCTGGGCAAACAGTCACTGGTACGGGAATCCCAGCGAATACGACTGTTACTGTTGTAAACAATGCTACGACTTTCACAATCTCCGCTGCAGCTACAATCACGGGCTCTTCAACACTAACTATCAACAACAATATTTCAGTTTCTGGCGGTGTTGTGGTTTTGCACCCATACGTTTTCGTTTATGGAAATGCAGGTCTAATTCAAAACTGCTCTGCTGGTAACATCAATGATTGGGTCTCTGCAGACGCCAACGAAGTAAACGT